ATGTGGCCATGCCCATTGCACCCACGGTGGCGAGTGCATAGGCATCATCAAAGATGCCCCCCACCGCCTGGCCTCCATCAATGGAAACCAAGGCGTTGGACAGCCGGGCGAACACCGCGTTGTTCACGCGGGATTCCAGGGCGGCGAAGGGGGTGATGGACATGGCGATCAGGAGCGCGGGTCAGCGGCTATCAGGTGGCTGCAGGCAGGTACTGCCCGAGCTTGATCACCACGGTGGGCGATGGGTTGGCGGCTGCTGCCACCGCCACCCCCACGCACTGCTGCGCCGTGGTGGTCTTGTTGACAACCTTGTTGGTCGCGTCCCAGAAGACACGGTCGCCAACGGCGATGGCCAGCGCACTGGTCTTGCCGATGGTGACGACGCCCTCGGTCAGGAACTCGCCAGCCGCGTTGGCAGCCACGTCGTTGCAGGCCACGCCGAACAGGCCGGCGCCGAACAGGTAGCCCACGCCGGAAGCCACGGCTGCCGCTGGGGTGAGGGTGAGGGTTTCGCCCTCTTGCACGAAATTGCGCATGTCGATTCCTTGAAGTCAGATGAGCTGTGGGGATGCCAGGGCGCTGCGCGCCCCGGCGTGGGCATCAGGCGCCGTTGGCCTTGTAGAGGCCGCGGAAGTCGATGGCTTTGGCGGCGAAGTCCAGGCGGCACTTGTAGGAAATGCCGTCCGACTCGAAACCGACCTGCGACTCGATGACCGGGCCTTCGGCGCCGTCCAGGTAGCAGTACTCGACGGTGTCCACCTGCGAGTTGGCTGCGGCCAGGTACCAGGCGGTGGCGCTGTTGGCGTCCAGCACTGGCTCGACCACGGGGGTGAGGGCCGTGCGGCCACCGGCGCGGAACTCGTTGACCTCGGCCTTTGCGCTGGGCACGTAGTTGCTGCTGGTGAGCTGGTAGGCCGTCTGCTCCAGCGCGGCGGGCACGATGAGGTAGCTGGGCGACAGGTTCAGCTCTTCGTTGGCGTAGCCCTTTTGCAGGCGCATGGCGGTGCGGCCAGACGTGAGGCTGGAGAACTGCAGCGCGCTGCCTGCACCGGAGCCCAGGTTGGCGTGACCGCCGGCCGTGCTGGCTGCCGTGGCGTTGAACAGCGCGCCGCCGTCTGCCAGGTTGGCATTGGCCGTGAGCTGGGCGTACACCGTGCGGTTTTCCAGGCGGCGGGCGGCGAAGCCGAAGGCGGTGACCATGCGCTCGAAGGCACGCAGGTCATCATTGACGATGGCCTGGCGGGTGAGCGACACGATGCGGCCATACGTGAGCACGGCGTAGGTTTCGCCGCCGTCGGTCATGGCGCCGTACTTGAATTCGCCGGCCTCGTTGGTCTGCAGCAGGTCAGGCGCGCCGGCCAGCTGCACCACGCTCAGGTTCTTGAAGTCGGGCGCGTTGGGTGCGCGGCGGGCCCACAGCGCATAGGAGCCTGCGTTTTCTTCGTAGGCGTTGCGCAGGCGCTTGTTGGCCACGTTGGCAAACAGGCTGGTGAAGTCGCTGGTGCCGTGTATGCCACCGGCACGGAACTCCAGCATGCGGGCTGCCAGGGTCATGCGGTCCAGGCCACGGGTTTGCTGGCCGTGCGCTTCCAGGAAGTCGCGGCCAATCTCCAGCAGGCTCATGCCGCGGTACTGGCGGCCGTTGTCGTCCAGCGCGACGCTGGGGGCAATGCGGTGCAGGATGGCCTGCTCGATGCCGGCCATGCGGACCTGCATTTCGTCGCGCACGGTTTCGATGCGGCCGACGTTGCGGTGGCCACCAGCAGCGCTGTCGCGGCGGGCCAGTTCGTCCAGCACGGCGCGGCTGGCCTGCTCGACGGAGTTGCCTGCGCGGATCATGCCGGCGGCCAGCGTGGGCACGCCATGGCGGGTGCACAGCTCGACAATGTCGGCAGCGCGGGTGGATTCATCAGCAACAGGTGCTGCGGGCGCAACAGCTGCAACGGTGGCAGCGGCAGGCGCTGCGGATTGGGCCGGTGCGGTGGCGCCGCCGGCGACGGTCTTCACGTCTGGCATGGAACGATTTCCTTCGGGGGTTGAGGTTGCGGCGGTAATGCCCACCGTGGGCGGGATGGATGCGGCAGCGGGAGCAGCTGCGCGTGTGGTGATCTGGCAGGGGTAGGCGCGAACGTCACGGCCTTCGGGGTCCACCAGGCGGCCGCCTTCGCTGCGCACCTGGCTGTCCATGTCGGCAGGGATGGGCACCAGGCTGACCTCCATGGGGGTCCAGCGGGTGACGCGGTACACCCACATGCCGGTGTCTTCAGACGGCGCAATCATTTCGATGGCTTCGCGCACGTAGCCGACGCTGACGTTGCGGATCACGCGGTCTTCTAGGTCTTGCACCACGCCCTGCACGCTTTCACGGCGGCTGAGCTGGGCCTGGCAGATGCCCTGCCCGTTTTCAATGGTGGGCTGGTCAACCACACCCACCTGGTCTTCAAGGCGGTAGCTGGAGTGGCTGTCTAGCAGTGGGGCGCCACGCTGCAGCCGCTCAAGGTTGATGGCTTCGGGCGTGACCTCCAGCTGCTCGATGAAGTAGCGGCCGTTTTGCCAGTCATACCGGCGCACAGGGGCGCCGGTGGTGAAGACCAGTTCAAACTTGGCAGCAGGTGCCGCGCCTTCTGCTACGGGCTCGGCCCGCGTGAAGTTGCGGACTTCCATCTGCAGGCCGACCAGCGGCAAGTCGGCGGTTTGCGTGGGGGTTTGCGTGGGGGTTTGCGGTGTAGGCATGAACGCGATGGTCTGCGTTCGGCTGTCTCATTTACAGAAAAAATGAGACAACTTTTGCAGTCCACGCGTTTAAGGCTTTTTCACGGGCTGGCTGTTGCTGGCCTCGGCCTGGGCCATGCCCAGCGTGCGGCCCTTTTGCAGCATCATGATCATGTCGAGGGTGCCGTCTGCCTGCAGCCGATCCATGTCGGACTTGAGCTCGGCAAACACCAGCTCGGGCTTGTAGCCGCGCTGGCGCAGCTTTTCGCTGAAGGTGCTGAGGCCGCCGCTGATTTCGTCCAGGTCGGCTGCAACGTCTTGCACGGGGTTCACATAGCTCCACTTGGGGGTGGACCAGTCAACACCGAAGTCGCGCACCCGCACCTTGCCCGACAGGTAGGCCGCCTCGACAAAGGCGCGCCAGATGGGCTCGCACAGGCGGGGCACCAGCGTGAGCCATTGCATTTGCTCGGCGTTGCGACGGAACTCCAGCATGCTGACCCGGGCGCTGCTGTAGTTGACCTCGCGCACATCGCCCGTGAGCATTTCGTACGTGACGCCCATGCCCGCTGCCACCAGGTGCAGCTGGTGCTTCATGTACTCGACATACCCGCCAGCGGCCTTAGGCTCCACCACCGTCAGGTTCACACCCGTGGGCACCTGCGTGATACCCCCGCTGGCCAGCGTGCCCAGCTCGCCGGTTTCGCGCACCTTTTCCTGGGCCTCGCTTTCCGTCATGGACATGCTGGTAACGTCGCCGCTGGCCAGCACGCTGAGGCGGGTTTCGAGGTTCTTGCGCTGCAGCTCGGCATCCTCATAAAGCTGTATGTCGCGCACCCGGGCGATCACGGGCGCCAGGCGCGTGAAGCCTCTGCCCTGCCCCGGCCGTTGCGGGCTGTACAGGTGGATGATGCGGTCGGCCGGCACGGGGTAGCTACTGGAACGGCCACGGCGGCCAGGCAGCATTTCGCCAGGGTGCTGGTCCCACAGCCAGTAAGCGGCGATCTTGCCCAGGGCGTCGTACTCAATGCCGTTGATGATGGTGTTGCCGCCGTTGGTGCCGACCTTGGAGCTGTCGAGCCAGTCGATTTCAAGGACCTGCAGCTGCAGGGGCACGGGCAGCCCATCCTCATCACGGCGGGCCCGCAGGCGGATCAGCACTTCGCCGTCCTGTTCCATGGCTCGGTAGGCCATGGCCTGCAGGCCGTACAGGTCGCTGCGGCCGTCAGCATCGGCCACCTTGCACCAGTCAGACCACAGGCGGTCAACCGCCACTGCATCCTTGGCCAGGCTGCGGGGCGTGATGCCAGTGCCCACGGTGTTGGACACCAGGCTTTCAAGCCCGCGCGCCACGTAGGGCACGTTTTGCACCAGCGCACGCGCACGGGTGCGCAGGATGGTGGCGTCCGACATGTGGTCGGTGTTGGCACTGGCACCCGCACGGCGCGGGCGCCAGCCGTCGCGCTGGCTGGCACCTTCGTAGGCCCGGGCCAGCAGCTCGCGCGAGCGCACGCGGCGCAGGCCGGCGTCGGGGTTGAACAGGCCGACGAATCGGTCAATCAGGTTGACTGCTGTTTTGGCCATGGCTCAATCCCCCCGGGCGGTGGTAAAACGCACCTGGAACGAACCGCGCCGCGTGGCTGCAGCTGGTGCACCTGCGCCGGCCAGCTCGGCCTGCACGAGGTTGCGGGCCTTGATCAGGTCATCGACGCTGCGGTAAACCACCTTGCGCCCGTTGACCTCGACGGACAGCTCGCCAGTGGCAATGGCGTTGTTGATGTTTTGCAGGTCGGTTGATGTGAAGGACATGGCTTTGCGCTTGTTCGGGCCGTGGTGAAGTGGCCACGGTACCGGCGCGCCTGTCTCATTTCCAGAAAAAATGAGACGGTTTTATCCTGGGCCCGGGCCAGCTTGTTTGATGACCCGGTACACGGTGGCTCGACTGATGTGCAATCGCCTGGCCACCTCCGTTGCGTTCCTGCCGTTGAACATCCGCAGCACTGCCTGCGCCACCTTTTCACGCTTGTTCACCCATACCTTTTCCCCGGCAAACTCCGATCGCACCGCGTCCTTCAGTTTGCGCACGCCACACTCCCCCACCTGCACGTCGATCTTTTGCAGCGCGAGTGACATGGCAGGGTCGGCCAGGATGTAGTCAAAGATGCGGTCGACCAGGTCGGGCTCGGCTGCGACAAGCAGATCGAGTTCTGGCGTGGTCGGGCTGGCGGGCTTTTGCATGGGTTACCAATCGCGGCTGAATGCGGAGGGGGTTGCACGCGGGGTGCGGGGTCGATTTGGAGGCGTAGCGCTTGCCTGCTCTGCCTTGATTGCTATCGGTTGAATAGCAAAAAGGTCGTGATTGTCTGGCTGCACGGCGGCTTCGAGCTTTTGCCAGCGGGCGTCGTCGTACCGGTGCAGGCCGCTGGCCATGGCGGCGTGCAGGGCGTAGTTGCGGTTGTCCAGCTGCTCGTTGCGCGGGCGGCGCTTGATCCAGCGGTATGCCTCGCGCCCGTTGATCTTTGCCAGCACGCGCTGCTCTGCGGTGAGCTGCTCGAAGAACTCGCGCGGCAGTTCGTCGGAAAAGTGCACGAAGCCGGGCCCGGGCTTGGTGATGGCCAGCTGGCCCAGCAGCAGATCCTTGGCGGCATCGACGCCCACGCGCCACAGCTTGATGCCGTTGGGCACTTTCTTGCCGCGCCAGTTGATGTCTTGCGCGCTGCTGGGGCCCAGGATGTTGGTGGCTTCGTTGCCGTCGCCCTTGATCGCGCGCAGGTTGGGCAGGATGTGCTGGGCCTTGGCCACCCAGCTGTACACGGCCTGCGTCTGGTCGGATGAATCGATGCTGGTGGCGCTGATGCCCAGGGTGCCGCCGTGCCAGT